ACAATGCTTCGCGTGGTATTTCAAAACCTTCTACAATTCACTTGGATGAATTAAGAGAATATAAAGATGAAGATGCTTGGTCATCAATGCGATACACAATGATGGCTGCACAAAATCCTCAAGTATGGATTTATTCAAATGCTGGAGATCAACATTCTGTTATTCTAAACAAACTTAGAGAACGCGCTTTAGCCACAGGTGCGAACTCCTCCGATACGATCGGTTGGTTTGAGTGGAGTGCCGAACCCGATGCACCGATAACCCTTCCGTCAGGTGATATCAACTGGGAAGCATTCTCTCAAGCCAATCCATCGCTTGGAATTACAATTCATCCTGATAACTTAAAAGCTGTCCTTAATGATCCCCCAGACATTGTGCGAACCGAAGTATTGTGTCAATGGGTTGATACGATCAATTCAGCAATTGATGCTCAAAAGTGGGCTTTATGTCAGACTGAACCAATACCATTAGATCCTGAAAAAGAAACTTGGTTTGGATTAGATTTAAGTCCAGATCGTAAATTTGGCGCATTAGTCGCAACCCAAAAACTTTCAGGGGAAAGATTTAATTTAGTTTTACTTCATACTTGGTCAAATGATTATTCAATAAATGATTTAGCAGTAGCAAATGATATTGCTCCCTATGTGCGCAGATACAATGTTCAAACTGTGGCTTATTCCAAAAGAACTGCTCAAGCTGTTGCAAGTCGCCTAGTTCCAGCAGGAATTCCAATAACTGATATGGATGGTGCCATTTATGCAGAAAGTTGTGATCGATGGCTTGGGGCAATAAATTCCCACAGGCTTCAGCATGGTGGGCAAGAGGAATTAACTCAACAAACATTATCAGCTGCAAAACTGCCGTATGGTGATGGATCTTGGATTATAGGAAGAAGGGCAAGCAGGGTCGCAGTCTGTGCAAGTGTGGCAAGTGCTCTCGCTTCATATTTTGCGACACAAGTTGAAACAGAGGTAGACATTCAAGTCGGATAATTTGTATTTATGGTATATTATGTGCTAATGGGATTATTTGACCGATTTACCGCCAAATCAAATCAACCGAATTCACAAGTTGATGTTGCTGCTGCGCTCGCTCCTTACAATTCACAACAATTAGTTGGTGGAATTTTATTTGGAACTACAACTGCAAGTCGTGAACAGTATATGGCAATTCCATCTGGAGCTCGCGCAAGAAATATAATTTGTTCAACAGTCGGATCTTTACCGCTTGAGCAATACAATCATTTTACAAATGAGCATGTAAGACCAAACAGAGTTATCATGCAACCAGATCCAAGAGTTGCAGGTTCAGCAATATATGCGTGGATAGCGGAAGACCTTTTGCTATACGGAGTTGCGTATGGAATGGTAATGGATGCTTATGCTGCAACCGATGCATCAAGAATTAGAGCATGGACAAGAATTGCACCTAATAGAGTTTTTGCAAGTCTAAATGGTAATTCAACAGAGATTGAGTATTACACAGTTGATGGCAAGCGAGTGCCACCATTTGGATTAGGTTCATTAATTGTATTTAACGGATTAGATGAAGGAATTCTTAATCGTGCAGGTCGCACAATCAAAGCTGCTGCTGCATTAGAACAAGCTGCTGAAATGTATGCAAAAGAGCCAATGCCACAAATGGTGTTAAAATCAAATGGCACAAATCTTACTCCAGAGCGAATTACTAAACTTCTTGAATCTTGGAGAGTGTCAAGATCAACAAGAGCAACTGCTTTCTTAAATGCTGATGTTGAATTACAAGCATTAGGTTTTGATCCTGCCAAACTTCAACTCAATGAAGCCCGTCAATACCTCGCTCTGGAAATTAGCAGAGCAAGCGGAATTCCAGCAAGTTTCGTATCCGCTGAAACTACTTCAATGACTTATTCAAACATGACAGCTGAAAGAAAAGCATTAATTGATTTCTCACTTCGACCAATCTTAACTGCAATTGAACAAAGATTATCCGCAGCAGATTTTTGTCCTAATGGAATTGAAACTCGTTTTGACATTGATGATTTCTTGAGAGGTTCAGCATTAGAGCGTGCTCAAGTTTATGAAATCCTAAACCGCATCGGTGCAATGAGCATTGAGCAAATCCAAGAGGAGGAGGACTTAATCCGATGAAGATTAATTTCCCAATAACACTAACCGCAGCCGATAATAAAAAGCGCACGCTAACTGGAACAATTGTTAGTTGGAATGAAAAAGGCTTGACAAGTGCTGGCGCGACCATATTTGAAAAAGACAGCATTGACTTCTCAAAGCCAATTAAATTGTTACTTGAGCATGATCGCACTCGACCAATTGGCAAAATGATTGATGTTACAGCTGATGAGAATGGCATTGAAGCAACTTTCAAGATTGCAGCAACAATTGCTGGAGATGACAGCATGTTAGAAGCTGCCGAAGGTTTAAGAGATGGATTTAGCGTTGGTGTAAAAATCAACGAGTGGAAAAATGAAGATGGCGTATTACGCATCAAAGCAAGTTCCTTGCAAGAGGTATCACTTGTAACTGAACCCGCCATCGACACAGCTCGCGTTTCAGAAATAGCAGCGAGCCAAACACCAGAGAATTCCGAAGCAACCGCTGAGGAAACCACAACAAAGGAGAACAAAGTGTCAGAAATTACTTCTGAGGCTCCTATCGCAACCGAAGCGGTAGAAGCGACACAGGCTCCAGTTGTAACAGCCAACTACATGGCATACACCAAGCCACGCGTTGATACAAATGTTACAGCAGGACAATATCTAAATGCACAGGTTCGCGCTATTCAAGGCGATGCAGATGCACGCGATCTAGTAGCAGCTTTACAGATTGCAACAGTTTCAGAAAACACAGGAATGGTTCCACCAAATTATCTTCGCGATGTTATCGGAGTAATTGACGATTCACGCCCATTTATTAATAGCATCGAGCGTGCGCCACTTCCTGCTTCTGGCATGAAGGTGTTTACGCCAAAATTAGGAAATCAGGCAATTGTAAGTCAAACTGCAGAAGGTGTTGAGTTTGCTTCACAAGATACAGTTGTAACTTTCCAAGAAGATAACATTGTTAAATTTGCAGGAGCAAATGTAGTCAATGTTGAGCTCTTTGATAGATCTGATCCCAGCTTTAGTGATTTGTTAATTCGTGAGTTGGCTGCATCTTACGCACAAAAGACAGATGCTTACGCAGCAACAATTGCAGCTGATGGAGCAGGTGCATCATCTGGAACTTCAATTTACAAAGCAATTGCTGATGGAATTGGTGATTCTTACAATGTTATGCGTTTTACACCAAACCGATTAATGGTTGCTCCTTCAGGTGGATACACAAACATTGATTTCGCTAACTTGCTTGGCGCAGTTGATGGTTCACAACGCCCATTATTCGCAGCAGCAGTTCCACAAAATGCTGGCGGATTAATCACACAAGGTTCAACAGCAGGAACAGTCGCAGGACTTTCACTTGTAGTTGATCCAAATTACACAGGCAACACTACTGGCGATAAGGCTGCATTAGTTTATCCATCACAAGCCATGAGATTCCACGAGAGTGGCACGATTGAACTTCGCGCCAATATCGTTGCAAATGGTCGCATTGAAATCGGACTTTACGGATATGTTTGTGTAGTTAATCGCTACCCAACAGCATTCCGTTCTTTGTTCGTAGCGTAATTTAACTGAGTGCCTGTGGTTGCTCCCGATCACAGGCATCCATTAATGGGAGTTTAGAGAGGAACTTATGCCTACAATTATTACAGCATCACAGCTGAGATCTGTGTTGGGTGTAAGTTCCGCTCTTTATGATGACACTTATCTGAACCAAATTATTGACACAGCAGAAACAGTTATTCTGCCAATGCTAGTTACATTCAAAGCACCAATCGAGAAGGTATCGCTGACAGATAATGTCGCTACTTTCACTACACTAGGAATTCATGAATTCACCGAAGGACAATCAGTCATCATCACGGGATGCGGATCACCATACAACGGAACAAGAGCTGTGCTGGCAGATAATCTTGGACAATTTACCTTTTCACAATCAATCACTAATGCCGATTTACTTGAGGCTAATGTCATCCCATCCGGAGTTGCTGCCCTTTCTGGCGGATCAACTTATGTTGGAAATGCAGCTGTTCAATCAGCCGTCTACACAGTTTCAGTTGAAGTCTTCCAAGCCCGACTTGCTGGCGGAGGACAAATCGAAGGAGTAGATTTTACTGCAACACCTTTTAGAATGGGTCGATCATTATTTAACAAATGCGTTGGATTACTTGGCTCATATATTGACACCGAAAGCATGGCTCAATAAATGCCTAATGAAACAATTCTTCAACAGATCCGCACGCCTTTAGCAACTGCTTTATCTAGCGTTGCAGGAAATGTTTATGCATTCGTGCCTGAAACAGTTATTCCACCAGCTGTGGTAGTTGTTCCAGATAGCCCATACCTAGAATTTGAAACAATCAGCAAATCAAACATCCGCGCTAAAGTTAATTTTACGATATCAGTTGCAGTTGCATATAACAGCAATCCTGCATCACTCGATAACATCGAGCAGCTAATCATAAGTGTTCTGGCAGTAATTCCAAATGGATACATTGTCAGTTCGGTCGAAAGACCAACAGTTACAACAGTTGGAGCATCAACGCTGCTAATTGCAGATGTTCGAGTTTCTACCTACTA